AGCCAGCTCCTGATTCAGCCGAAGCTATCTCTTTGAGGGCTGACCAATTACCAGAGGATACATCACCGCCATCGCCATAGATGACAGACCACAACTTATAATTACCTGAAGTATCCTTGCCGGTAACGAGTAAATTCCAATCACTATCATAGACAGTAGCCACACCCGATAAATCGCCAGTTGACTTACCCCAGGAACTGGCACTACCCCAGCTACCACTTATACGCTTCATCACATAGAGAGTAGCCTGGTCAGCATAGAATAGAGCGATATCGCCATTAGACTTATAATCGGCGGCAATACCATAAATAGCAGTAGTAGGAGTGTAACCGATTAAGCTCCAACTCCCCCAATTGGCACCATTATCGGTTGACTCTCGATGATAAATAGCCCGAGTATTCCTAATATAAAACTGACTTACATTAGAGTCTTCAGCACAAGAAGCGACAATGACTGCGTTATAAATACTGAGATATGTCCAGGAAGTATAATCAGAGTTTTCATCGGGGTTGGTTACTCTCTGATAGTAAAGCTTTCTACTATCGCCTGGTGGAGTTACCCTGAGACGAATGAGGCTACCATCCCCCGGCATAGCCAGGGCGTGAAAGCAATCAACCTCTGAACCAGCATAGAGCCGAGACCAATCAAGACGGACAACTCCATTGATGAGGTTCTTGGCTTCAACCTTAACATAGGGCGTCTTGGTAGCCAATTTCTGTTCGGCTAGAAGTGTTGCCGATAGAGTCCTCATAATTTAGCTCTCCTTCAGATGAAGGATCAGCTATCAGCTTACTCCTTAAGACGCTTAATAGCTCGCTCACCAAAGTATTCAACGATGACGGCGGCAACAAGTCCAGCTAACAGGGCTGGGACTTCGACCTCAGTCATAACACAGATGCCATATACCATAAAACCCCAGACAATGATAAACGGTCTAACGAGCACCTTGATGGCTTCGTGAAACTCTGTCTTACGCTTCATTTTGAACTCCTAAGAGATTGATTCGTCCTTCCGCTAAAGGACTCACAATGACAGAATAAATATTTAAACCAGGGCTGCCAGGGTATCGGGCAAGGGCCTATCCGCCTTTCGGTAGTGATTAGCCAGGTGCTTGGCTGCTTTAAGGATATCTTCGGGACCGGCATCTACTCGCTGACCACGATAACCCCCTGGTGATAGGGCAGCCACGGCAGCCGACATCCTATTCCAATCTACAGTCTTATCGATATCCAGCCTGCCCTTGATGGCTCGAAATATAGCTTTGGTGTGATGTGGGAGCTTCCAAGTATCAGGCTCATCCTTATCACCGACAATAGCGAATGCCTGCCAGGGTAGACCTTCCTTAGTCTTGGGTTGTGCATCATATATAGGCTTATTGTCTGACATAATAGCCTCTTTTTAGCTAACAGCTATAAGCTTTCAGCTTTAAGTTTCATTAATTAGTCCTTCATCCTTCTCAGAAGGATTCACCTTAGTGAAGGATAGAGTGATTTAACCCTTACCCGGTTTCTCCTACCTAGTCTCTTTAGCTCTTCCTTAAAAGAACTTAACCTACCCTTACCCCAGGTAAGAAAATCCCTGGGTGTCATTGCTCCGCCGACATTAACCCGATTAATCGAATTGGCTGCCCACTCCACCACAGCATAACCGGTAGCACCGAGAGCGACTAAGTCCTCATATTTAGAGGGAATGGTAGAGGTATCGGCATCAAGGGTATGGAGCTTACCATAGTAGATATAGGAATTTGAACCATCGGGAATTACATCACCTAACAGAGTAACCCTATCCACCCAAAGAGAGTAACGCTGATACCTCTGGGGAAACTCACCAACAGGATACTCAACGGCTTCTACCATAACCCTATCACTGAGGCTGGATATATCAATCTCACGGGAATCAGCAACGGTAGCTATAGTAGCCTTCTGCTCATAAGGCATAGCCTCTGAGAACTCTTTTAAGGCGTGGGCAATATGCCTGTCCAGCTCATCATTAGTCCAGCGATAATTAGCATCATCCTCATCGTGTAGGTCACGCCTGACTATGGCTCTCATATCGGATAGATTCATTTATCCTTCACCTGTGAAGGACGTTATGCCAAGCTTAGTCTTTATATCCTTGAGAGACTGCTTTTGCTCCCTATCGGAATGGACAAGCCAGAGCTCACCATCGTCAAGGATACGATACTCATCAATATTGCCATCGTCATCTCTGACGAAAACAATATCACCGAAAACCCGGATATAGGAATGCCTTTCTACCGGTGTATTCTTGTAAAGCTCTATTAAATTCATAGTTCACTCCTTAACATTACCTGGACTTGCCTAATCAATATCAAGTCGGTAGCAACCGTTCCCCAAAGGTCGACTGCAACCCCATCTGTAGTCAACAACAGACCTGCAGAGCCAAAACCGAGGATAGTCGCCGAGCTTTGGGCGACTAGCATACTATGATAACCAGTACGGTCTATAGTACCGTGAATATCGGTGCGCATCGTTCCCGAACCTATCCCACCTCTGTGCATACCAAACATCATTAAACCGGTATGGCCTACAGTAAGAACAAAACAGTGACTAGCCCCTGTGGCACCTACGCCATACCAAAGCTCAACTAGGCTTATTACGGAGTTACCACTATCACACCAGAAGAAGAAGTAAAAGGTATGAGTTGAGCCATCCTTAAGCAGATTAAAGAGAACTTCCTTAGTGCCCACCAGGACATTTTGAACTTGCAAAGAACCAGCCTGAACATCCACACCATCAAAGAGACAATGATCTGCCTCACTGCCGTCGGCATCGTCCACATAGACACTACAATAAAGATTACTGGAAGTGCCGCTATCCCTGGTGACCGATAACCTGGCGCCTATTACCTTTATAAGCATCCGAATGTCACTGGGCTTAGCCATACTCATTACTTTACTGTAATCGGCAGCCCCTGGCTTTGAGGTAGCGGTTATAGTTTTTGTGCCGCTCTCCAGGTCACCAGTATCTCTTAGCTCAGGGTTATAATAGATAGTCTCTATTTTCTCAACTTTGTTTAACCATCCCATAACTAATCCTCCGTCCCCAGGATATTAACTGTGCCGTTTTCTCCGGCTGAGGCGTTTTTGAAGTAGAGAGTGCTGATATCCACCATAGTAAAGCCGATACTATCTCCAGCCGATAACTCCATCCTTTGGTTACTGGAGTTACCAAACTTCTGGGCTTTGGTAGCAACCTTTATCACTACATCTCTAAGCAACTTACGAGATGTCTCAAAACGCCGGGCAGAGTCACCGGTGGCGGTATCCTGGTTATCATAAACTGCTCCGCTATAACCAGATTTTGGTCTACCCGATGGGTCAAATATATCTTCGCCTGGCATAATTCACCTCCTTAAAACTAGTCATTAGTCTTTAGTCCTGTATGCAGACTATTGACTATTTGACTGTTGACTAGTTGACTATTATTAAGTGGAGGTTGATTAGGGCTCAACCCCCGAAAGCCCGATAGAAAGGAGGAAGAAGATATTGGGGTGGCAAATCCCCATCCTTCCAAGAAGGACTATTATGTTCCCGCCAGGTCAAGCTCAACAATCATCCCACAAACCAAACCACGACTATGCAAAGAGTCAGCATCAATATTGACTATATAGCCAATATCTTGAAGACCGGTGCCGTCAGGGGCATAAATGCCGCTATCAGCGACAGCGATTTGCTCTCCCTCAGTGGGAACATTGGCAAGGGTGTGGGTGAATTCAATTACAGCCATACCATAAGCAGTAATTATGTCGCCAACGGCTCCATCCTCACCGGCTATAAGGATTGAAGGCTTACCCGATTCATTGGTGGCTAACTTCCATCCCGAACTATATTTCAGAGGGTCACCGGCCGATACCGCTCCAGCTAAGGTTACCTTAACTGGGCAACTCCCCTCCAAAACCTTTCGGCTTGTGCTGGCATCAACAAAAGCCATTTTTCACCTCCTTAGATTTAGTCTTTAGTCGTTAGTCTTTATTCTTTAATCCTGACTGCAGACTATTGACTAAATGACTATATTAATCCGTGACTCCGATTAAGGCGGCTGCCTTGATGGAGCTAAACAAAGCCAGTGAGACATACCACTTGATTCGGGTGCGGGAAGCGTCCTTAGTCTCCAGTGAGCCAATAGGCTCAACGGTGAGATGACCGGGAGCGGTTAAACCGCAAAGGGCTCCCTCTCCGAACTGGAGGGCATAGATGGTGGAACTGGATGCGCCAGTGGTAGATGTCTCAAGGCTATCGACCAGGGTGTGGGTATCGAGTATCCAGTCATTAATGCCAATGGGAATGCCATTCCACAACTGAATGAAGTTACCGAAATTATCCCTTTCAGTCTCCATCATACCTGAACCGGCAGCCCTGACCAGGGCATTAATCTTGCGCCTTGACCTTCGACTCATAAGCAGCAACTCAGGCTTGCCGCCCTTTACGGCATCAATAAGCTCATCGAGCTTAGCCAGGGTAAGGGTAGCGCCGGTAGCTCCCATAGCGATTACCTGGTCACTGGCAGTGGCTGTATCAATAAGCTTCTTCAAGCCATCAAACTGCTTAGCGTTCACTGCGGAATCGCCATAGATAAAGGTTTCCTCGAACTTATGCCGGGTAGCCTTTAAGAAGTTATCGATATCAGCGTCACCGCCCATAATCTTCAAGGTAGCGGTTATCTGCTCAAAGGTTGGGGTGGACTCTACCCAAGTATCACCGACATTATAGAAGTCGATAGTGGGCAAAGTCTTTTCCTGATTATATGTCAAGCCATTGCCTACAATCTCGATGAAGGGGAGTAGTTGAAGGATAGGAGAGTCCTTAACGATGGTCTCAACGATGCCTTGTAGCAGAACATCATTGGATAGTTTAGCTGCCTCAACTAATGGTAACGACATTTTAGCCTCCTTTTAGCTGATAGCTATCAGCTGACAGCTTTCAGCTTTTGGTTATTGCATACTGGATTTTCTCTCGGGGTGACAGAGCGGAAAGGTCAGGCGGTGTCCGGGCGGGAGCTCCGGCGGGAACTCTACCGGCAGCAATCTCAGCCTCAATGGTTGTCCTTACCTGGTCAACCATAGTTTGAGCACTTACCAGGGACTCGTCTATCGCCTCGATGGTATCACCGGTGATGAGGTGAACGGGGA